CCATCACCTATCTTAATCTTCTTAGTGTCTGTTTCATATCCAAATTCACCTGCTAACAAAGTAGGGTTATTACTTGTCCAATTACTAGCGGTATCCCTTCTTTGTTTTTGAAAAGCATTTAATGTGATTGTCATATTTAAACAGAAGTACCTGCCTCTATTATATTATCTCTTGTTGGTGATGTGCTACTTGTTAATGCATCTAATATATACGCTCTAGCAGTTGTTGAAGAATCACCAGCATCAAATATTAAATCACCAATATCAATAGGTACTGAAACTAATTCAATTTCTACATTCCATTTGCTAGTAATACCATCAGAAATAGTAGGTGGGCTAGCATATAACCATGCAAAATCTGATACTAAAGGTACAGGTGGGGTTGTATAGCCAGCCCAACATTCAGAAGATAAAAAGAATATTTCAAAACTACCATTCTGCCCATCATAATGTGTTCTTATAAGATTTACTTGTGTTTCTGTAAGGTTATCAAATGTTAACTGTAATGTTTGGTTTATACGTCTATTACCACGTCTAAAACCTGTTGTAGCACCACTAGAAGAAGATTGTATGGCACTAGGAAAATCACCCTGAGTATATAACCTTGTTGAAGGTGTAAGTGAAGGAAAAGTAGCCATTATAAAGGTACGCTAATAAGTTCTATAGATGTACTATATCTAGTAGGTGATGATAGAGATATTTGAAAAGATTGTGCATACCTCCACTGGTAACTGCTACTGCTAACAGGTGGTGTAGAATAACCAGCCCATACTTGACTAGATAAATCAAAAGGTACTATTGATCCGTTTTGTCCGTTGTAATGTGTTAATAATGATTGTGCTTCTGTTTCTGTTAAATATTCGTAAGTAATAGTTAATCTTTGTACTACTCTTTTTGTACCTAATAAAAATCTAACATTACCACCACTTAAACCTTCATGGGTATTTTGTGGGTAGTCCCCATATACTAATGCCCTGGTTTCTGGCTCTAACGCTGGAAAAGTAGTCATTGTAAAATAGTAAAAGTACCAGTAGTAATTTCTAAAGATATTTGAGCTTTATCATTAGAATCTAAAGGAAAATGTGCAGCCTCTATATTACTAACACCATCATTATCATAAGTAATACTTGAAACTTGATAATATTCTATTTCTTGTCTGTCATCCCCTACACTATTTTCTCTCTGTAATTGTAGCTTTATAATATTTGTTGGTATTAATGCTGTTGTTAATAATGGTGTAGAAAAACTTATATTATGTGTGCTGTGTTTACGTCTAGCTAATTCATATTTTGCATAGAGTATTGCATGATTTACATCAGCACAGAAATCTGACATATCAAATTGTTCTGTAGGTGAATCTAAAGCACTACTAGTAAATCTAACACTAACCGTTTTTCTTCTTGCTACTGCTGTTGTCACACACTCTGTATAAATACAATTTGCAATAAAATCTCTTCTTTCTTCCACGCTTAAATAACTTTTTTTAAAAGAACCTTGAATTATATTAGCTTCTGTAAATGTCATAGTAGGAGTTAAAGCAGTAGTATCTATTTGATTACTACCATTAATAGGTAATATCGGTGCAAATTGATATTTACCGCCTACAGATAAAAATGATAGAAAGTAATATGGTGAGACTGTAGTAATAAAATCAACAATATTAACAGCTTTAGAAATTATCCCATTAAAAAACATACTGTTGTTAGTGCAAAATGTAGATAAACTTTGCAAATTAGAAAGTTCTACAGGTGCAACAATAGTTGCTGTATTATTCCCATCAATTTTTTTATAGAGTTTAAATAAGTGCATTGCTAAATCTATAAATTGATTACTTGCACCTTGCGTATAACTAGAACCAGATAAACCTCCACTAAATAAATCTACTTTTACACCTTGTTCATAAAATATATATAGTTGTTTTGTTGCAGTTGGGAAAGTACCAGCAGAAGGAATATCAAATAAATTACCTGATACAGCTAAAAATGTAATATCTGCAAAAGATGAGTTATTATTAGACGTATTTTGAATAACAGCACTTGTACCTACAGTATGTTCTACTTGCACACCTTCTAATGTTCCACTACTTGCAGGGTTGCTTCCTATTGTTTGGGTGTTCACAGAAACAAAAGTATATTTAAAAATAAATTTAGTTCTACCACTACTAACAGCATTTAAACCATCTAAGGTTGATTGTGGGTAGTCGCCAGCAGCTACAGTT